AATATTTTATTTTCACAAAAAGCAAGTACATTTGTGTTTCTAGTAAATAAATTTTGTATTGTTCCGTATTCTGGATTTAAATCTTTTGTGATTTTTTCAGCTTGAATAAACTGATTTAAGTTGTTTAAACTACTACTTTTGTTATAAAGACCAGAATATATAATAGAGTTTGTTTCGTTAACCTCAGAGTAAGAGTCTAAAGGTATGTTTGCTTTTTCACCACTTTTTCTTCCAGTTTCTTCAAAGTAAGTTAATAGCTCGTCAGAGTTAAAGTCATCTCTAATTGTATCTGATTCAACTCCATTTCCAAAAGAATAACAGTTAAACCAAGGTATACCAACTCTACAATAATTATTCGGCTTAGCCGGAGTAGGGTGTACCGTTGGATCTATATAGAACACCCCGCTTGAACTCTGCGTAATATTCTCAGACAAATAAGCTGTAACATAAGAACCGTCTTCGTTTTTAAATTTAACTAAAACCTTCTCGCCGGGTTCAATTTCTATACCACTAGTCAAAGCGCTACTAGAGTCTGCTATATCAGAAAAGAAAAACTGCTCAAAGTCTGACACGTATATTCTTACTTTGTTTTGAAGCTTTCCATCATTGTTTATTATGCTAGGGCTTATTGATTTAGCTCCTTTAAAGCTTTCAACTGTTAAGTAGCCTTGAGGAGTTAGTCCAGAGTAGTTAACACTTTCAAAGGTAACTCTACAACCTTTTTTAATAACATCAGAAATGTTTTTCTCTGTTAGGTATATAGGATAAGCTTGTGAGGCTTCGTAGTATATATCTGTTTGGATAGACGTGTCTGGTTCTGTTTCAAAAACAGCTCCATTTGACTGACCTACTTCAGGTATGCCTGTAGTAAAATCTGTAATATAATCTTCAAACTCAGGCGTAATTCTTACTTTAGCGAAAAACTTACCAGCTAAATCAGAAGCTGACGATATAGTTGCGGCAGCCACAGCGCTAACGTTGTTTCCGCCGATAGATAAAGCAGCGTCAACGGTATTAGCGTTTTCAATTGTCGCGTCTCCTTCTATGTCAAGTATTTTTAATCTAGCGTTTTTATCTTTAACTGCAGTGCTGTTGCCGTTTTCTTTTTTTATTCTAATATAATCGCCTTTTTTAATCTTGTCTTTGTCGGCGGAGTTAAAAGAAAGCCAAGCTGTAACGCCATCGTTATTTTCAAAAGCGGCGTCTAAAACTAAGTTTTGATATTTTTTAGCAACTTCTTTTACAAACACCTTGTATCTAGTAGCCCAGCTAGGTGCTTTACTTTTTATCTGCACGCTTATATTAGTCTTTGCATCAGAAAAGTCTAATGGAACTACCATGTCGTTGCTTTCGGATATTATAACGTTACTTTCTCTTCCATAGTCGTCAATGTACACCACGCCAACGTGATACTTTCTATTAGACTTAATAGATTCAGTTCCCTGCCTAGCGTCAGTCACCGTAGAGTGAGGTGTTCTAGACACTCTAAACGTCGCGCTATTGTAGCTTACTACGTCTCCTGAAGAATCTTCAGAAGGTTGATCAGTGTGTATCATCATAGCGACTTTTTCGTTAGCCTCTAGATACATGCTTGTAGTCTCAATTACAGACTGGTTAGCCTCACTATAAACGCCGGCTTGATATAGTGCCCAATCAATATCTAAATTTGACCCAGCCTCATCTACTAAATAATTAGGCCCTGTAGAGCTAAAGCTGTTTGGCACCCCGATAAGTTCGCTAGTTCCAGTGCTTATAGTAAATCCACCTGGACCATTTCCATTTACACTTTGCGGCCCAGGATCTGTTAAACTTAACGGCACACCCGAAGCGTCGCACTTGTGTATCTTAACTCTATGCCTTCTAAGACTTATGTCACCTTGAAAAACGTATATATTTCCAGCATTACCACCTTGACCACCTCCATCGGTATAAGAATCAATAAAGTTTGTTGGGTAGCTAGGTACTCTCGTGTATATTAAAGCGTTTGTAGATCCTGAAAAGTAATACGTTCCGCTAACTGGAGCCGTAAATATACCAGTGCTATTATCAAAATTATTAGAGCCATCGCCAGATTCGTCGCTAAAAAGTAATGGTTCTGAAACGTAGTGGTTAACGGTTACTCCGCCCGCGCTATAAAAAAGTCTTGGCGTCAACACCGCGGTTTGTTTTACATTAGCAGTGGCTACAAGCCTATTGTCAGACTCGTATGTACTGTTAAACGAAAAGTTGTTTTTTTCAGGATATGTTAATGTCTGTAAATTTATATAGTCATTATTACCGTCTGTAAGATTATAATCTCTAGTATAGTTACCGTACATAAGTCTACTACCCATGATTTCTTGAGCAACAGCTTTCCTAGGCAAAGCATCAAACGTTCTTACTATTTGATCTGTAGGCAAAGTATAGCCAAACATTTCAGTATCTATAGTAATAACATCCTCACTTGGAGCGATAGTATTTCTAACTTGCCAAGGCGCAATGTTAACACTCACAAGACCACTTAACCCATTTAAAGAAACGTTTTGTTCAGCTACATCGATTGTCTTAAACGCGTATACATTTTCGTTGTTAGACGTCGTATACAATATCTCTATAGAAGCAACGTCATTAGGTATGTAAAGCCACCTTAAATCTTTAATTACTATTTCAGAAATGATGTTTATCATTCCATTATTAAAACCTTCTTTAGCGTCGTAACTATATATGCCCGGAACAAACGCTGGTCTAGTGTAAGGAGCTATACAAGACTTTTCTCCATCAGCGTAGTTGTATCTATAAGAAAACTTAACAAACTTATCAAAATATAAACTTTGATCTTTAGAAGCTTTTGTACCAATCCACTCTAAGCTTGGCGGTTGAGAGGTGGCGTAATCTGACAGGTATGCAGTATCAGCTTTAGTTATAATAGTTTCAAACCAAGTTACAGAACTATCATGACGCTCTATAATGTTTATAGTATAACTGTACGTGTGTGGGCTAGGCGCATTTAACACTATAGTATCTCCCGATCGCCACGTTACTTGAACGTTGTCTTTAGGACTAACGTATAGTTTATCACCCTCTTTAGCTATCCAAGTTTCTCCAGCACCACTAACTCTTTTAAAGCTAAAAGCTTCCCACGGATCGTCCGTTCCACCAGCTTTACTTAATAAAGCTACGCTAGAATTTAAAGCATCCTCACCGTCTATAGTTAAGTCTATGCTTAAAGGTTTAGTAGGATTAGGCTTTATAGCGGTAATGTTGGACAACTCTAAATAACCCTTATTATAAAAAGAATTATTTATTTCAGAAACTAAATGAGTGTGAGGTAAGTAGTATACATTTTTTACCCCAGAAAACAAAGAATTACCAGATATACATCTTTTTAAATTTATTTTTTTAGGCTCTGTTCTTCCGTCAGTCCAAAGCAAATAATCATCGATTACGTTTATAGCAGAAATAATAGATCCTTCAGGCGTTGGAGTAACTTTTTTAAACTTATCGTTATACTCTACTTCGCCAGATTTACCTCTACTAAAATCTAAAACACGTTTTGAAGAAAGCTTTATCACTCCACCAACGCTACTGAAAGCCGAAGTAAAAAGTGGGGACTCTTGCGGAAGAGTTGTTATAGTAATTTCTGCTTCATACTGCGAGAAAGTAGAGTTGTAAGAAATTGCATAGCTTATAACTCTAATGTCGTTTTCTAACCCCCAAACGTCTACTCCATCAACACCAATACACTGCGCTCTCATCCCAACTCTAATACCAATAGGATCTAGGAAATCCTCGCCGCTAATCTCTGAATTAATGTTGTAAGTGTGCGAGTAGTTCGAAGGTATAAGAAGCTTAAATTTACTGCGAGAGTCCATTGGCATGGGCGCAACTCTAACTTCGTAAACATCGTTTATTATCACCTCTGACTTAGCCTCGTTGGAAGCTGAAGCCGGCGTTATTCTTTCAATTAAATCTGATCTCTTGCCATAAAATGCTGGATTTCCTTGAACAATTTGTGATGTAAAATCAGTAGCTCTTTCTACAAAGTTGTATATATGATTGTTTTCTTCATCAGCATAAGAGCCTACTGTAATAGCGTTAGGACTTTTAATAAGCTGGTTTTCAACATATTTGTTTCCGGCTAAAGTTTGTACAGCACCAACGTCCGAGCCTTCTGAAGTAGTTATTTCTACATTTAACGCATCTCTATATTCGCCGTTAGGAACAACTCTTTCATCAAAGTCTTTGTTCATTTTAGCTTTGAGAAAGTCTCTTTTTAACTCAGCCATTTACTAGTGTTTAATTTGTTTTGATTGACCTCTTAGCACTTGAGTGATTTCTTCTATCTTAATATTAGAAAGTCTTAGCTTAGCTTGTCTTCTAGCCGCCGAAGCTTCTTTCTTAAATCTTCTGACCACGTACTCTGGCATGTTAGATCTTGTAGAAAGTATAGCGTACGCCATTAGCTTGTACATAGCTTCTTCAGCAAGCTTATGAACTTGCATTTCACCATCAGTACCAAGACTATCACTTATGTATTTAAGTATTACAGTTGACCCAGATAAATTAGAACTAAAATGCACGTTTCCTTTTAATTCATCTATAAAAAAATGACCGTTAACATTAGCGTACTGAGGATCTAAACCGTATCTTCTACCTTCATTTAACGAATATATGTTATCATCGTAGTCATAGTCAAAGTTACTATTTTCTACAGGTTGGTCAGACTTGTAGTTAGTCATTGTTACAGAGTCACCTGTAACTTCAGCTGAGCCATCAAACTTAGTTGGATTGCTAGTTTTAGGCATAGGAGTTAATACATGCTCTATACCGGACGAGTCAGACCATGTTAACTTTACGTAGTTTACATAATCTCTAGGAATTGGCGTAGATAAAGTTGCTCCAACTGTTATTTCTTGAGCCTTTATAGATTTTAGCGTATCAAAAGAAAGCTCTGCCAAAGTTCTTTGAGCGTGAAAAGCTACGTCAGTTCTACTTATCCTTGGTATAAGTTTGTTTTCACCAACGTACCCAATTAAAAATTGAGTTATAACATCTTCTAAAGATATAAACTGATAGTTGCCTAAATCGCTGCCACTATAGTATTCACTCTCAGTTCCTTTTAACAATCCCATTTAGTTATGATTTTTCTTGTTGTATTATCTTATCTATTTCTGAATCAGCTGCAGATCTAGCGTCTTCTTTTTGCATTGATATTCCAGCTAACTCTAATATTTCGTAAACTAAAGATACTTCTTCAGAGGCGTGCAATTCAAAGTTTACCGTTGAATCAACGTTGTTTAAAGCTTTGCCATTAACTACGTTATATCCCCACTGAACTTTAGAGGGTCTAGATATGTAATTACATTTAATGTCGTTTGACGTAAAAGTTAAAGAAACTGGAACATCTACTAAAGGATCTCCTGATGCGGTACTAGCAGTAGCGTTTGTACTTATTGTTATTGACGTTCCAGATATTTCTGTTACTTTTGTGTCTGAAGCAATATTGTCTCCGGTGACAAGCATACCAACTTTAATATAGCTTAAGTTACCACCTTCGGCCGCTGTAATAATAGCGTTGTCAATCGTTGTACTACAGTTTTGAGTAAAATTAAACACGACAGCTCCACTAATACCCAAAACTCCTGATTGCGATGGATATATTTTTATTGTGTTGTCGGAAATTCTTTCGTATACAGGTCTATTTTTTGTAGGTAAAGTTAAAGGTGATCTTTCGTAAAGCATCAACTCTTCCTGAGTAACCTCTTCCATATACTGTGTATTTACGTCGTTGTTAAATGTAAGAACATTACCTAACCTATAAATATCGTTACCCAACGTGCATCTACCAAAAGAGTCATTAACAATGACTGGTTGATGTCTTTTTTTGAATATACTTATTTTTTCTTCTAGCATCGACATTGGATCTGCGTAAGTGGTGTGGTTACCAGGTCCTCTATCAAACTGATTTATATCATAGAAGTATTGCTCAAATATTTTCATCTGAGCTTGATTAGCAAATAAGTTAAACTCTTGAGGTGTTACATAACCTCTTTGTTCTTTATTGGCAATAGCCAACACTCTTTGATATACTGTATCTATACTTACTGCCATTATGTTTTGTTTATTATGAAAGCTAAGCCACCACTCGGGCGACCTAGCTATCATAAATAATCACTTATTTTAATCGCTTTTCAATACTGCTGAAGACTTCCATGCCTTCGTCAGTTTTGAACCACGCTGCAAGCGCTGAGTATGGATGCTCATCGAAAGGAACAGTCATAAGCTTTCTATTGTTAGAAGCCCACGAGAATGTTCTATTGTCACCAGATAAAACTATTATGTTTGCCTCAGCGGCTTTTACACCTATATTCCTAAGGTGAACATTTTCATCGCTAGCTAGTTCTATGAATAAACTTGGGTTTCTTCTAGCAAATAGTAGTAAATCTCTTTTCAGTTCTTTAGAAGTCATCTTAGATACTCTAGAGCCTATCTCTACGCGTAGTATAGCCTCAGCGGTGTCTACGTCCATATCGTTAGCCATGTTTAAAGCTTCTAATTCTGATTCTAAAAAGCTTAGTTCACTCATAGCCTCTTTAACCTCATCTTTCTCTTTAAATAGTTTATTTTTCTGAGGATGATATATTGAAAGAAACTTTTGTAAAATTTGCTTATTCTTAGGTACTAGTAAGCTTCCATTTCTAAAAACAACACCTTCTAAGATAGCGTCTCCTTTAAACTCATCTACAAAAACGGTTTTTTGATTAGACGTAAGCTTAATCTCTCTTTCGTAGCCTTTTTCTTCATCAAACCAATAAATGTTTTTAGTTTTTATTCTATAAGATAAAGGAGCTATGTCTTTTGTTAGATAGTAAAGCCTATCTTTAATCTCCCAATCGGGTTTCTTGGGTTGAGGTTTTTCAACAACAACTTCAACCATCTTGTTAGTAGCTTTTACTTCAGGCGCTACATCTGCCTTCTTTGTTTGCTTTTTTGCCATAATAAAATATAATAATAATTAATAAAAAAAATAAAGGAGGAGAACTTAGTCTCCCCCTTTAAATCAATAGTCACTATGCTACCATCAACATAAAGTTGTTAGCGCCTTGTACTACTAGACATCTTTCAGATAAATAGTGTACTTCCATAGCATCAAGATCAGATGTAGCAGCTCCTACAGATCCTGTTGTCCAAGTCTTCATCTTACGAGATTCAGTTTGAGAAGCTCTATAACGAGTGTGTAAGAAAGGACGCTTTAAGTTTTTACCTAAAACTTGATCGTACACAGAAGATACACCAGCAGGGATGATAACACCATCAATACCAGTAGTAGCATCGTTAAGTTGACCTCTTGTAGCTATATCGTTTAGATATTTCCAGTCAGTTTTATAGAAGTCATAAGAACCTCTTCTAAATCCAGAAAAACCTAAGTTTAAAGCCATATCTTCAGAGTTGTTAAATACACCGTAAGATGTACCACTACCACCGTAAGAGTTCATTGAAGCTAACATATCGTCAATTTTCAAGGCAGTTGCTCTATTCAAGAACATCATGTTCTCTTCAATAGCACCATTCTTGTCAAACTCAGCTAAAATATCATCAAAGTCAGCTAGCATACCTGATGCCGCTGAAGAGAAAGTATTAGCAACGTTACCTCTATCCTCGATAGCCGCGAACAAACCTTCAGTTCCCTGAAGACCAGCAGCGAAAGCGCCAGAGTCAGTAGTACTAGTGTAGTTTTCTCTAGCTTTTTCAGCCTCGATCAAAGTCATTTCACAGTAATCAGCAAAACGTGCACGAGTGTCACCTTCAGCTTTTAAATACCATAAGTATCCTGCTTGACCTTGTTCACCAGAAACTTCAATCCAACCAATCGCAGATGCATCAGAACCTGATACTTCATACTTATCTTTTAAGATAATAGGGTTGTTTGCGAAATGCTTCATGTTAGGCTCTAGAGCTTTACCACGGCCGTTAGTTCCTTTTCCGAACTCAGAACCGAATACAAAAGCTTTAACACCTGTCGCAACAGCAATACCTGCGTTAACAACTGTATCAAACTTATAAGATACCGCATTAAATTGTCCTGCTGTTAAAGATCCACCAGAAGCTTGCTCATCAAAAGTATCAGTTACGTAAACTCTAGCAGTTGAGTTAGCATCAGAAAGAAGAATCATATCGCCTTTTCTAATACCGTTAGAGTAAGTTGTAGCTACAGAAGCTCCTTCAGAGTTATTTGTAACTAAAAACAACCCTTCAGAAACATGCTGGACTGTGTAAGCTAAGTGTAAACGACCTTGCTCAGACCATACAACTTGCTCGGAAGCCATACCTTCTTCTGCTCCTACTTGCGCTAAGAATCCTGAAATAGTTCTGTTACCAAACACTTCAGCTTCTTTTTCCATTAATTCTGGTAAATATTGTTGAGCCCAACCTTGGTTAGCTAAATCAACAAAGTTACCTGTTAAAGTCTGCTTTCCTGCAGACGGGACACTATTCAAATTAGGTCCACCTGTAAAATCCGCCATTTTTTATTGTTTTAAATGGTTAATAAATTATTTTCGTTTCATTTTAATTTTTAAAGAGTTAGAAGAGTCGCCACTTAACACCTTAAACTTTGCTCCGCCGACATTTACTTCACCATGATTTTGTCTTGGGTCCATATTAATGTTTTTACTTTTTGCAACACTATCCTTGATAGCATCTGATCGACCTTGATTGTAAAAGTGTTTAGCAACAGCGTCTGGATTCATTGCTGTGAATAGAGATTTATGATAACCCTTAGCGTCTGACATCGTATTATCTTCGTTCAAAAACTTTTTGACAAAGTTGTTAATGTCGCTTTGAGTGCTCTTAACCTCATCAGCATTGTTCACGTTAAATCTATATTTCTTATCTCCGACGTTGTATTCAAAACCTTTGAACTTGTCGTTAAAAACTTGATTAGTTTTTTGTAAGAATGTAGATTTAGCTTTTTCAGCTGTCTTGCTAGCTTCCTCGTTCTCCTTATTGTATCGATTAAAAAAGTCCATAGCCTTTTTCGCCTCTGGCGGAAGGTTTGAACCAGCTTTAATCTCATCGTAATATTTAGACTTTTGCCCGTCTAAGTAGGCCTTTGCGCTGGCAACTTGCTCTTTTAGCGCTAGTTTTTTTCTTTTAATATCTCTTTCGTCATCTAACTCCTCGTCGTATTTAAACGAATCTTCTATTAAAAAGCTTATTTCATCAGCCGATAAATGCGGCTTTGTTTTCTTATAGTATTCTGTTAGAGCTGTTACGTTATCTAATTCAGAGTAATCTTGATTTAAGTTAACGTAATCCTCTAGCGTCCCACCAGTCTCTTCCATAAAGTCTACCAGCTTCTGAATATTTTCTGGCAGCGGTTGCCCAGTTTCTTGAGCTTCAGCTATCGTTTCTTCAACTACATCTTCAACTACGTCTTCAACAACCTCGTCTTCTTCAGTAATTTCTTCTAAAGCTGGTTGTTCTTGTGCTTCTGTTTCCGCCTGTACTTCTTCTTGTTTCTCAGCGGCAACGGAACCTTCATCGCTTCCATCCACTCTTGCCTCGTCAGCTCGGTCATTTTCAACTGAGTTTTCTTCATTAGCTTGCTCTTCAGCCACAACAGGTTTGCTAAAGTCAACTTTAGTGACAGTCTCTTGCTCTTGCTGTGGTTTAATGTTTTCCATATCTACTTTAACGACGTTGTCGTCTTTTTGTTCGTTTTCTTCCATAATATAAAATATAAATTAGTAATTATCTAGGTCCAAATCCACCTAGATCAAATCCACCAAGTATATCATTACCTGAAGATTCAAACTTTTTAGGTGGTGCACCTGATTTTCTTTGATCTATAAGCTCACTAGCTTGAGATGCTTGTATTCTAGTTCTTTCGTCTTTACGATCTTCTTTTTCTTTTTCTCTACCTTTTAATCCAACTACGTCAGCTTGTTTTAGCTGCATGTTCATTTGAAACTCTAATTGCATTAGCTGTTTTTTAATTTCAGCTTCTTGAATCATTTTTTGCGCGTCAAGTTCAGCTTCAATACTCATTAACTGAGCTTTAGATTGAGTCACAGCTTGATTTTTTTGAAGTTCTATCTGTGCAGCGTTTTGAGCGGCTTGAGTGTTAGATTGGTTTTGTAGTTGAATATTTCTTTCTTGTATAGCCTGATCTTTATCTTGTTTTGCTTTTCTTCTTATTTTAAGTAATTGATTAGCTAAGCTTACGTTTCTTACTTCACGAAGATCAATAGCGTCTTCTAAATCTATATTTCCTTGCTGCAGTGCTTGCTGTATGTTGTTTTCTAGCATTGCTTTTTCTTCTTCGTCTGGAGCAAGTTCTATAAATATACCAAAGTCGTACAAGTGTAGCTCTGACATTTCTTCTAGCGTAGCAACGTTATGAGCACCTATAGCCTGTATGAAAGCATCTTTAGTTGGTGAGTATTCTATAATGTCTGATATTCTAAGAGATAAAGCTTCGGCTACCTCAGCTGTCAAAAACAAACCAGCTTGTAATATATGTCTTGTTGCGGTATTACTATTAGCGGCTGCTAATTTTTGAACACCTACCAAAGCGTTTTTATCTGGCATGCTACCATCTCTAGCTTCGTTGAGGCCCGTCGTATCCCTAATCATTTGCATGTAATAGTTGTACGTCGTAATTAAGCTTTGCATTTTTCCAGTGCCAGATCCACTAGCTATTTGCTGAATAGGTACTTTACCTGGATTTAAGTCTCCATCAGCAGTCATTGATCTACCAATAACAGAACCTGTTTGGAAGAACATATTTAACGCCTCTTGAGGATTATAGTTAGTTCCATTACCTAAGTCTATTTCAGCTAAACCATCAGCGTCTAAGTAAACTCCATCTGGCACAAGTCTTGACATTACTTGTTGTAGTTTCAAGTGTGTTAGTTGAATCATATCAGCAAATCCTGTAATACGACTAACTAGCGACTCTATCTTACCGTTGTACATTCTAGGCGCTACAATACTATAGTTCATTTTAACTTTAGTGTAGTCGCTTTTAGGGCGCATCATATTCTTAGACATCTCCCACTTAAGCATTTTTTCTGTACCTAATATTTTAGCACCTTCATAAAGCACTTCTACAGATTTACCGACCTTACTGAAATTAGCCTCCATATCTTCCGGAGGGTTGAACGTATCATCTTTCTCTATAGCTCGCTCAGCGCCAGTACCTGTTTCTTTAACCTTGTACACTTCATTCATGTAAGTCTTGTAGTTAAAGTACAATACAGACACTTGATTATTGTCACTATATCTTCCTGTTCCAGAGTTCTGTGTGTTGTACTTTCCGTCGTCTCTGGAGTTAGATCTATTTATTTCTTCTAAATCTTCTGGGGTTAAGTGTGGAAACTGCTTTGTTAACTCGTTAATAGGTATAGTCTTTACTTCACCTACATAATATATATCATCAAAGTAAGGTGAGTCTGTATAAGAGTAAACTAAATTTTCAGGATCTACGTAATCTATAACTACTCCTTCAGACGTATTAAAAGATGTCTTTACAGCGCCAATGCCTAACACTGCTAAGTCATAATAAAATCTTTTTTTAGTTAACTCATACTTGTTACCTTCCATCAAAACGTTTATGGCTTGCTCTTCAGCTAGCTCAACGCCTTGCTTGTAGTTAAGTTGCATGTGTAGAGAAAGCTCTTCTGTGTTTTGAGGTAGTTCGTTTATGGGATTTTCATACATTGAGATACCAAACTGTTGCTCAACGTAGTTGCTAAGATCTTTGGTGCCCATATCTTTTAATATAGACTCCATGTACGCTGTTCTTTTTTCTACTCCATAAGGATCTTGAGAGTAGGCTTTGATGTCGTAAGTTCTTTCAGCGATACCGTTAACAACAACGTCAACAAACTTAGGTATAATAGGTACAGGCTTCCAATCTAGGTTTAAATAACTTAGGTCACCGTTTATAGATAACTCATCTTTATACTTCTGTATAGACTGCTCGCCTCTAGCGTATAGTCTTAATCTATGAAAATTATTTTGATTATTTAGGTATCTATTGTTGTAGCCATCTGAAAACCATTCGTGCTCTATAGCTTTAGCAACTTTCATACCATATTCGTAGCTAACTTTTTCTATGTCACTAACTACTTGACTAGGAAAATAACTTTTTACAACTGAATCAGCCATACTTAATTTTTAATAATTTGTGACGAAAAACCGTCGTTAGTATATCTTGCCATACTTATATTTACTTTGCTCGCCTGTCTATCTGGTCTAGGTTTATATAAATGTCTATTGCAAGCCATTATAGCTAAACCAGAGCTGATAGAAGCATCGTGCTTCGTTCTTTTGTTTATGTCAAACTTAGCCCAATCATTCAGCGTTTCATTAAAATACATTGTGCCGTAGTCTCCTTCCTGTGTTCTTCCAACGTGGTCGTTAATGTACATTTCAATCGCCGCAGCGTGAGCCTGCTTAATATCTTCGCTAGAGTTTGGCATACCACCTATTTCTTTTTCAGTAGTAGACAGCTTGTTCCAAACTTTATCTGGTCTATTCATACTGAACCCTCTGTAGCCTCTTCGCTTAAAGTAGTATAGTAATCTTGGTTTATTGTTCTCTGCTAATATAGGCATACCGTAAAATACGCAAGCCATTAGTATATCCTCAAAGAATATTTCAGCGGTTTGTGGTCTGGCAATATATTCTAAGAAAAAAGTATTCGCTGGAGCTGACTCCATAGAAAATTTAGTCAGTCCATGAAGAGATCCGTTGGATCCTCTACCATCAACAGTACCGCTAATATCATAGCTATCGCAACCAAAAGCGCCAATATGTTCATTCCCAGGATACTTTATTCCATTTTTAAGTATCACTCTATTTTGTAAATTTCTATCTGGAACCCAACTAACCTTAAATCTGCCGTTTGGATCTGGATTAAAAACCACTTGAGTATCCTTAACACCATTAACCCACTGAAAGCTTCCCGTAGTAACAACCGAAGAGTTTCTATGGCCTTCATTGTAATCTATTTGCTCGTATATTTTAGTTAAATTAAATAGACTATTTTTAGTCTCATCTCTAAACGCGTGTTCTTCAGTTCTTGGAAACTGACGATAAAATTCATTCAAAGCATCTTGATCGTCTTTTAAACCATCTACCTCATTGTCCCAATGATCGATTACACCTACGTCTATTAGTTCACCGTCTGGTCCATAAACATCTCGTCCTGGAGCAGTGAAGACAGGTCGTCCATGCTCATCAATAAATCCTTCAAAGTTCCATTCCATTGGAATAAACAAAGCATATAAACCAGATTTTGTTTGACCATTTCTATTTCTTTTAGTGACATCACTGTCGTTATATAATTTTTTGAAGTTATCGCCACCTTTATCTAAGGCGTTTGACGTTGATCCCATCATACACTTACCTATGATTCTACTACCTAACCTAAGGCAGGTTTTTGTAACCCGCCAGTTGTTGA